CGGTGGTTTTTTGCCACTCAATGTGCTTGATGATCTGGTCTGCACAATGCTCATACAGACCCTTTTTCCACTTCACTAGACATGCCGACTTAGCGCCCTTGCGAGGCGACTTCGGCCATGCTGCCCAGAATCTGTCAAACCCGCTTTCAAACATCGTTTTTCTCCAACCCTCCAGAAAGAGAACAGCGGCAGGCGGGAGGTTCGCTTTTCAGGATGGAGATCAGGCCATCCCTAGCCGTGTCCACAAAATCAATAGCAGTTCGTCGTGCAGTTTGATCCGTAGCAGCAAGTCGTGCAAGTAACTGTCCTGCCGTTAGCGTAGTAGGTATGCGTTGAACACGCAGCCCATGCGCCTGTTGTAATCAATGCAATCATCAGTGATGCTAGAACTCTTTTCATGATTAATCTCCAGTTAAGATAATTTCACCCAAAGACCCCCCTACCCCACAGAGTGTGAGGAAGGACGAGTTAGGTTCACCCCCCATTGAAGGGATCGTCATGCTACGGATTAAGACCGTATGCCCCAGGCTTGACGATTCGACCAGCCCACCGGATTGTTCGGGAACTGCCCCCTAGCCTTGCGGCATACCGGCTACCCTTTTCTTCCACGCCCTCAGGTTGAAGTCTTACTATCGTGTGGAGTACGGATGCCTAGGAGGAAACAAAAAAGCCGCTTACTACTGCTCCCGGTAGGAACCCTCTTTCGAGGGCAGGAGCATGAGTAAACGGCCTTTGCTTGTCGCTTCCTACGGCAACGAGCGCATTCTATCAGTCTTTTTTTTCGTCTGTCAAGAACCAATCAGGCTTAAGCACCATCAGTTGATACAGACGACCAGAAGGCATGAAAGCGCCCCACTGGTTCACAGCACCCCTGGTGATGCCAAGAATCCGGGCCAGGTTTGCCTGGTTCCCAGCTCTCTTTACAGCCTCTTCTTTGGTCATCTGTTTATTTTACTACACATTGTTTAGGTAGCTGTTGGGGTTTCTACTGATTCATGTTGTCTAGGTTGCTATACAATGGGATAGATGAGAGGCAAAGGAACACCCTACTACGGCAAGCTGATGACCGAGACATTGCCCCACGAGGTCAAGGCCATCTGGTACAGCCGTGATGCTGAGTTGCCAGAGCTACCCAGGCATGGGTGGTCATGGGAGCATCAGACCGACACAGAGGCCATTGAGAAGCACGATCTGGTGATCAAGCTGCTGGAGGCCATCCCGCTGACCGAGCGCGAGGATTTAGTGGTGCGGCTTGTGGTGCTGGAGAACGAGACTTTCCAAGATGTTGGCAAGCAGTTGGACTGCACTACCGAACGGGCGCGGCAGATCTACATGAAAGCCATGCGAAAGCTCAGGACACGCCAGAAGGCAGTTACCGGCTTCGAGGTTTGGCAGTACGAGTGCGAGGTCACCACTTGGAGAGGATGGCGCTACATCCAGAAGAATCGACCATGAGCCTTTCAAATCATCAGATCTTCATGCTCAAGCACTTTGCTCTTGGGTGGAAGTTCAAGCTGAAAAACGACAAGCCTGGAAGCTGGAACACCTACTGGTCACTCAGGAGGCGCAAGCTGATTGACTCTGGCAGCGTGGTGACGAAGCTCGGCCATGAAGTGCTTGCCAAAGAACTGAAGCTCCAAGAGAAACGCAAAACATAGGGTAAGTCCCTATAAAAAGATCTTGTGGATTGTTTAGAGAACTGTACAATCCAGTCCCATGCCCTGACATCCCGTCGGGGTCTTTTTAGGAGAAGATGATGAGTGTAGAGAAGCTGCTCAAGACGAACGTCAATGAGCATACAGAGAAGAAGTCAAATCTGACTTACCTGTCCTGGGCTTGGGCCTGGCAAGAAGCCCTCAAAGCTGATCCAGCAGCCACCTTCAAGGTGGAAACCTTCAAGCGCGATCAGTACACAGAAGAACCCTTCATGACGCTCCCAGGCGGGACGGCTATGGTATGGGTCACGGTGACGATCTTTGGCAAGCCAATGACCTGCCAGCTACCCGTCATGGATCATCGGAACAAAGCTATCCCAAACCCGGATGCCTTCGCGGTCAATACAGCCATTATGCGCTGCATGACCAAGGCATTGGGTCTGCATGGCCTCGGTCTGTACATCTATGCCGGAGAAGACCTGCCAGAAGGTGAGAAATCTCCTACAGAAGATGAAGATGAGGCGTTTGAGGCTCAACACATCGAGTCGCTCAGGGATGCCTCTCTGAGTGGCATAGAAGCGCTCCAGGAGGCTTTTAAGGCCATTCCAACATCACCGGCTAAGTCTCGGTTCTGGGTCAAGCACCAAGCCTCCCTGAAGGCCGCAGCAGGAGCAGCAAAATGAAGCTCAAAACACTGATTGAGGCCCAAGAAGTGATTGACCGTCTGCTTGCCATGCACCTAGAGGCAGTCCTGAAGCACCCTAATTTTGTACAGATGATGAACGACGCAAAGGAAGACCGAGGTAGGGCATACATGGCGTCGTTTGACCTGCGAATGTCTATTTCGCCCATGCTAAACCAAAAGGTGGAAATCCATGACTAAAGACACAGGAGGGCCAGCGTTTCCCGTTCAAAGCTACGTTAACGCCGATGGCGAAACATTTGAGAGCGAGCCGCAAGGCATGACGCTGCGAGATTACTTTGCGGCCAAGGCGATGCAGCAAACGATGGTCGAGTTTGATGATGCATGGTCACATCACGCTTATGAGACGGAAGAATTTTTGCAGTGGGCAGCTGAGCGCTCTTACGCAATGGCAGACGCCATGCTGAAAGTGAGGGATAAATGACTGAACAGCGATCGCCCGAATGGTTTGCCGAGCGTTTGGGTAAAGTCACGGCCAGCAGTTTGCACAAGGTCATGTCTAAGACCAAGACCGGCTACTCGGAGCATCGCGCCAACTACATGACGCAGTTGCTGCTGGAGCGCATGACAGGCCAGAAGGTAGAGGGCTACACCAATGCAGCGCTTCAGTGGGGCATTGATCAGGAACCCAACGCCAGAGCCGCATACGAGGCCCATAGAGGCGTTTTAGTCGAGGAGGTGGGGTTTATCCATCACCCAACGATTGCGATGTCTGGAGCCTCTCCTGATGGTCTGGTTGAAGACGGCATGGTCGAGATCAAGTGCCCAGAGTCTAAGACGGCTTTGGAATGCTGGCTGTCTAAGAATCCTGTTGAGGGCAAGTACTTTGCCCAAATGCAGTGGCAGATGCGCTGTGCCGACCGGCCCTGGTGTGATTATGTGGTCTATGACCCCAGGATGCCCACAAAAGCTCAACTGTTTATCCACAGGGTCAAGAGAGATGACAAGTGGATTGGAGTTGCAGAGCAGGAAGTGATCAAGTTCCTGGCTGAGTTAGAAGAGAAAGTTCAATCCCTGAAACAAATCATTGGAGAGTAAGAATGTCGAAAGTCCTTAAAGAAATCAACACCATCGTCGGCGAGTACAAGAACGCCGCTGGAGAGGTCAAGAAACGCTATCTGCGGATCGGCTCGATCATCGAGACACGCAATGGCGCAATGCTCAAGCTGGACACCATTCCTCTCAAAGAGGGCGGCTGGGACGGCTGGGCTTACATCAATGACCCCAAGAAGACTGACGAGGCTCCACGGGGCAAGAAGTCTGGGTTCGATGACATGGATTCTGACGTGCCCTTCTAGTCATGAACTACGCCAACATTGAAAAGTCTGACCGACTTGCCCGTGTTGCCGAACTGTTGTCCCAGGGTGGTGAGTTCACCACTCTGGACATCATCAAGCAAGCCAATGTCTGCGCCGTCAACTCAATCATCTCGGAGTTGCGTCAAAACGGTTACGGCATTTCCTGCCAGCGCAGGGGTTCAAAATGGTACTACAAACTGGAGAAATCATGACCAATCAGATCAAAATTAAAGACGGAATATCAAACGTGTTCGTGTCATTGTTGCAAAACAAAATTTTGCTATCTATCTATGCTCACAATGGCTCCATGAGCGTCCATGTTACGAAAGATGAGGCCAAACAGATCATTGATGCACTTGAAATAACTCAAAATCAGATCCATGAACAACCCGTTTGACTTGGAAAACTATAAGCCACAGATTGATATGCGCGATCAGGAAAGAGCAAGACGAAGTGCATATCAGTCAAGCCGCATCGTTAACGAAAAGCGCAAGGCTGGCATAGAACCAAGTGCATCTTACGGTGCAAGTTATGGTGGCGTACCGCAAAACTACGCCACAGAGATGCCCGTGATGCCGATGCACAAACGCAGCGTACAGAGGAAGGAGAAAAAGAAATGACTGACATCAAACTGCTTGCTTTGCTGATCGACTACCAAAAAGCCAATCTTGCTATGTCAACTCTTATGCTTTGGGCGGTAGAAGATTTTGCGCGTGGCCGCCAGCAGCATTCATGGAATTGGCTAATTGATTGGTGCGTAGCTAAAGATGAGCGCGAAGAACTATGGGAGCGGTTTAAGCACGACTACCCACGAGCGATCATGTTGAAGGAAGGGCGTAATGTATGGCTGAACGTGAATTGATGCAGCAGGCGTTGGAGGCGCTGGAATGGAACCTGCCTGTAATTGAAGATTACGGCGACAAGGAACAGTTAAACAGGCAACACAGAGCCATCACCGCCCTCCGCACCGCCCTCCGAACCGTTATCGCAGCGGCTGAGAAGCAGGAGCCGGTGGCGTGGACTGAACGTGAGAAGGAACTGATCGACGGCATGATTGAGGTGCAGCTTGACCACGCCCGACGCTGCGACAACATTGCAAACCGAACGATGGCCGAGAAGCAAAAGAACTGGGACATGGAGCGTGTGACGCTGCTGCAAAAGATCAAAGCCACCCCACCCGCAGCACAGCGCCAGTGGGTTGGGCTGACGGATGAAGAATTTGATTGGCTTGTACCGTACTGCGGTAATGAATTTGATTTGAAAGACTACAAAGACTTTGCCCGCGATATCGAAGCCAAACTAAAGGAGAAGAACGCGCCATGAGCAAACTCAAAACCCTGACCATCCCTGACCACCACAAGGTGCAGGCCAAGGCAGTGCTGATGGAAGCTGCTGACGAGCAGCCTGACAGCGTGATCGTGATGTGCTTCTGGAAAGACAGAGGTCAGTTCAAGATCAAGACATCGACAGTACCAGACCGGCTCATGCTGATCGGCGCGCTGGAGGAAGCCAAGAACAAAATCATCACGGACGGGTATGCAAAATGAGAACACACAAAGACAAGCTACAAGCGTTGCTGCACTACTTTGAACTCAACATTGAGATCACCGCCCACCGCCTACGGGCAGAATGGTTTTACGACAACGACGACGACAGAACGAGCTGGGAATATCTGTTCCGCTGGGCCAAGGCCAAGGACGAGCGAGCAAAGATGTGGAAATGGTTTCAGGACGAGTACCCAGATGCCGTGATGCTCAAGGAGGGCTACTATGAAACATACAAATGACATCATCGCCGCCCAGCACTTTGAGGGCGAGCTTTACATCAAAGCCTCTGACCACCACCGGATTGTCCGGGACAAAGTCGCAGCCGAGCGCGAGGCGTGTGCGAAGTATTTTGACGGGCATTGGCGCGAAACATGGACGGACGAACAGATTGCTGAGGCCATCCGAGCAAGGGGGCAAGAATGAAACGCGATCTGTACGACTTCACCACACCACCAGACACACCCAAGGAAGCACACACAACCCTGTATTACTTCCCGCACCAGCAGAAAAGTAGCGTGGGCCTTCCGTCCCGATCACCTGCGCTCAACGACCTGCCTTGCATGGCAGCACACTACGACTTGGGCGGCAACCTGCTGTTTACACGGTTCATCTTTAAGGATGGTACGTGGAGGGATGAGAAATGAACAAGCCACTTACACGAGAAGAATGGCTGACGTACTTGGACACTACTTGGAAAAAATGTTTGGCTGATGCATGGCAAAAGGAGTGGGATGACATGACCCGAGAAGAAATTACCCGCATGGCTAGGGAGGCTGGGTTCGTAGGCTTTGATGGAGACAACGGGTCACTGCGAAGATTTGCAGCCCTTGTCGCCGCAGCCGAGCGCGAGGCGTGTGCGCAGGCAGCGAGAACAGCAATGCTTGGGGCCGATTGGGTTTTGACAGAGCGAGTTTTGAAAGCTATCCGCAAGCGAGGAGAGAAGGAATGAGCGTAGAAGAAACAACACGCCGCAGATGGGCGGCCTTTGAGCCTATACGAATCCGCATCATGCAGGAGGCTTATGACTGCGCTGATCGCAACGAGGCTGAGGCGTACAACTCCATCAAGGTGATGTGCGGTGAAGTGCTTAAGCTGGCAGAAGAGATGGTCTCGACCGAGCGCGAGGCGTGCGCGAAGGTGTGTGATGACTGGCCCAATGGCCGGGACGATGTGTATTCAATTGGAGCCGCGATCCGCGCAAGGGGCAATACATGACCAAAGAAAAGATCATCGAAGCACTCAAGCTGGCGCAGGACGCGCTGCACATGGCAACACTGCCATTCCCGATTGACGAGATCAAGACGCAACGAGCGCTTGAGGCGGTGGATAAAGCGCTTAAACACATTGGGAGCAGTGAAAATGACATTTGATCTATGGTGGGTTCGGCTGACCGACAAAGAGAGAAAATCAATCGGTTTAAATAATGCGCGATTTGTGTGGAAATCAGCATGTGAGTCTTGCTCTAACATCTGTAAGACAGAAGCTGATGCCATTGACAGACATCTAGATATGTGCATAGAAGCACTGTTAGATTGCGCTGAATTTATCAAGAAAAATGGTGACGTATGACAAACGATCAAATCATTGCTCTGTGGCGCAAACACCAAGAAGTGATTGGATTTTCCAGAGAGTTACTCAACATCCAGCGCATGAGGTGTGCAAACATCGCAGACGACGAGGAGCGCAAGCACAAGTTAGTCAGGAAAGATGGCTCCTGGCAATGGATCAGTCCAGCAGCAGAGGCCATACGATCTATGCCAGATGAGATGCCTCTTTTTAACGACTGGGGGAGCATACCTTATGACCCATCTAAGTGCCCACCATGCAACCATAAATGTGAACAAGGAAGACTATGCCCAACATTGACCAAAGAATCTTGAAAGGCAAGTTATTGCTAATCGGCATGGCAGGAGTCTTGATAGCCATCATCCTCAAGGAGGTTTTATGAAGTCGCGTATCTTAGACCCAAATTTTAAATACACTAATGCTGCATCAACCAACATTCAAGACACATGGCGCAAATTTGGATGGAGGCCGCTAAATGAAGTGCCCAATTTGCGGAGTCTGGACGGTAGTAAAGTCCACCAGGAAGCGAAGCACAACAGTCCTAAGATTCAGAGAGTGCGGTAATGAGCATCGTTTTACCACTGAAGAGAGACAAGTCCCATCCAATTCTCACGGAGGGGCCAGATTTCGCAACGTGGAGCCAAGAAAACTTAGTTAACTTTGCCAAAGACGCACACGAGAAGATGCGCTCTCAGGAAGAAGAGATACAGACACTCCGACTGGACATTAAAGCCGCTTTAGAAGGCTTTAGAGCGGTTTTAAGAGAGGAATAGCGCTCTCTCTGCCTTGCGTCGTCTGACGAGTCCAGGCAACTCCTTGCCGCCGCCTTTGGTCCACTGCATGAACGCCTCGGCGGCAGCCTCCCACTCGCCTCGATTGGCCTTCATACGGATAGTCGATCTCTGGAGGTTGCCTAGCCCGAAATTGTAGGAAATGCTGACCAGAGCATCAAAGCTGCCTTGACGGCCAACCACGCCGGGAATAAGTCGTAGAACACCACGTTCAAAAGATGCGACATCTTGCGCGAATAGTTCCTCGATCTCTTGCTTACTCCAGACACGATTGTCCTCCGGTTTGAGCGGCATCTCTTTGCGGATCATGGGTATGTCTTTATCCGGCACACGCGCCATCGGGAGCCTGATCTGGTCTTGGTACAGCACATGGCCATAGCCAATTGTCCAGATGTGCGCGGGGCACAGATAGGGGCGCGTTCTGTACCCCTCAAACTGGTGCATCAGGTCAGCGCCAGCTTTGCTCAGTTTCACTTCTTACTCCAAGTCCTAGACCCAAACCAAAATCCTAGGATTCCCCCTAGCATAGCCATCTCGTCGTTGGAGAAGATCAGGTCGGAGTACTTGATGATATCGTCCACGCTTTTAATCAACTCAGGGTGATTCCAGACATACAGCGCCATGAAAAAGTTGATTACGACCAACTCCAGCACGAAGATGTACGTCACGGTCGGGCGCACAGTGCCAACGTAACTGGCAACCCACTGAGACGCTTTTTCCAGCACCTTCTCGTCGTGCTTGAGCGCCGCTTCGGTCATCTGCGCCTCGGTCTGCATCATCACCTGATCGGTGCGGATTTCCTCAATCTTTTGCTGTGCAGCAAAGCCTTGTGCGGCCAGTTGCAGTTCTTTCTCCGTCTGTATCTTGGCCAGAGCAAGTTCATGCTTCTGATCGGCTTTGTTCTGGAAGTACTCTAGCAGCTTGGGCAAGCCGCTGATCAGCAGCCCGCCGAGAGTAGAAATTAGAGATAGCATTGGTTACTCCTGTGGTTGCTGAACCGCGCCGCGCGCTGCGCCAGACATGATGTCGTTGGCCGCGTCTTTGACCCAGTCGATGCCGTATTTCGCGCCGATACGGGCAAGATTCTCGATGTCTCCAGGCGACATGGATTTTTTGGCCTTCTCAAGCGTGGACATGAACTTAACAGCTTCTGCTGGGTCACTCAACAAATTGATCAACTTTCGCTCTGTAGCTTCAGAGGCTTGTTTAGCCCAGAACTTACTTATCGACGTCGTGATAGCGTACAGCGGGCCGGACACAGGGTTCAAAAATCTTGAGATGATTTGCTGCGGCGGCGTCCCCGTAATATCCTCAATCACTGTTTTCGGCACCGTCTCAACCCTAAACGCGACTTGAGTAGGGTCCACCTTCATTCGGCCGGAGGCAACCGCGAAATCCCGCACTATTTGCGAGTATTTGGGGCCAAACACGCGGTTGAACACAGCAGCACGATTGCGGTCAGAGAGCATCCCAACAGGGTCATTAGACTTGATGATGTCATCCAGCATGAAAGCGCGGGCGGCGCCGACCGAGTCCTTATCTGTACGGTACTGCGTCATAAATCGGTTGGTGAAATTTATGTCTCCGTACATCCTGTTGACCAACTCTTGCGGGCCTCGCACGCCTTCTTTGCTCAGGATCTGTTCTCCGGCCACGCGCTGAAAGTCAGCGTTAAGTTGCGCCCGCTTGTCGATCAGTTGCTGCACGTTTCGTGTAGCGCTGTCCAACTCCTCGCGCAAGCCGGGCACCAAGGAAACGCCGCCTTCGTTCTTCTTGATCCACTTGGCCGCAGCCTTTGGATCGAGCATGCCATCCTTAAGCGCGGCTGTGGTGAAAGCATCTGTGAACGCATCACGTACCAATTTTGTTCCCTGATCACCCGTCGCGTTAATGAAGTCCAGCACTTGAGACTTGTTGCCAATGATTACAGGCGCGATCTGCTCGACGAACTTCTTACGGTCAATGGCTGCCAGCGTAGCAGTGTCGAACGGCAGACCGACTTTCTGGAGGTACGCTTTGTCAGCGTTGCGATACGCCGTGACAAAATCAGGGTCAAGGCTGTCAATGTGGCCGCCCACGCGGGACTTTAACTCAGACAACAGACGGATGTTGTTTTCGTCGCGGCTGGCGCGAAGACTTGCATTGATTTCGCGTTTAAGGGAGTCCAAATCTTCAACGGTGGCCGCGTAAAAAGATTTGCCGCCTGGACGAATTGACACGCCTTCTGAAGTCAGAATAGGGCTGGGTTCAGTAGTAACGGGTTTAAACCGTTGAGTAACTTTTTTGTATATTTCTGGAAAGTTTTTAAAAATATCTGCCGTGCGTTCATTTACTACAAAGTTGTAAATGTCATCGACCGACGCCGCTGGCAACTCTAAGTTCTTGGCCTTGGCGATGTCGAACGCCTCGGTATACAACGGTTTAACTTCAGCGTAGGCCGCCTTCTCTTTGCGAGCGACCAAATCGGATACGCGCTGACCGAACGCGTTGGGGTCTATCGACTGCCCTTGATAGGCGTTGGCGATCTGCTCGTCAAGCGATTTAACCAGCATTGCTTGCGTTTTGCTAAAATCGGGGGCGGTGGCTTTGACCACTGCTTTGGACGGATCACCAAACAGCCGGATCTGGTTCTGCGCCAACGCCTGCTTGGCCGCGTCGTACTGCGCGCCGTATTGCGTCCTGAACACCTCGTTTTCGCCTGCCAGCTTGCGAACCTGCGCGTCAATCACAGGATTGTTGGCTAAGATGGCTGACAGCGGCAGCTTGACTTCTGGCGCGCCGGGCGCCTTAAGCGATATGCCTTCTTGCGCGGCAACGGCTTCTCTAATCAGCTTGGCTATGTTTGGGTCAGCATCCATAGCCGCGTTGAAGATATTGGTGATGCGGCGGTCCACATCTTTCATCAGCTCATCTTCCGGCACTGTCCGGCTTACCTTCTGCCATTGGTCTTTGAGCAAGTCAAAGCCTTTTCCAACGAGCGCGCCTTGCCGGCCGACCTGCCCCGCAACGAACGCGGTGCCGCCACCGCCAAGCAGACCGCCGACAATACGACCGGTCGTAGGAGCACCCATTTTCTCGCCAGCGTATTCGCCACCCATACCACCGGCTTCTGCGCCAGTGCCGACAACGGCTTGTTCAGCAGGGCGCGCCACGGCTTGGCCAAGCAGGCCCAGGCGGCGAATGGCGGCCAGCGGCGGGAATACATACGACTCGGGTGACGTAACAGCCTCAACACCGGCCGAAAACAGCTTTTGACCAGTAGTAACAGGCTTTACACCAGTTGTTCCAAGCCTCTCCATAAGTGCTTGTTGAACAGGCTGCTGTGCCTGCATAAACGCCTGCGTAGGTGCTCGGCCAGTCGGTTGGGCGCTGGGCATGAACAACTCAGGCAGACCGCGCCCCAAGGCGCTCTCGCCGATCAGCGCGCCCGCGCCGGCCAAGAAGCTGGGCAGGCCGGCCACACCCTTGCGCGCCGCCTCGGCAGCGACAGCGGCTGTGGACGGCGGCCGTGTCTCTTCAACGCCCGCGAGCATCTGTAGCGTCTCGTCGGACAGCGACGCCATGTTGCCAGACGCAATCGCCTGGAGTTCAGCGTCGGAGAGTTTGCTCAGGTCAACGGCCATTACTTACCTCCTCTGCGACGCGCCAATTCGGCTGCCGCTGCTGCTGCTAGATCGCCGCCCGTGACTGCCGGTGTAGGAACAGTACCGCCTTCCAACTGCGGAAACCTCAGCGCCTCATTGACGGCGTCTGCGTTGTACCCCGGCGAGCGCAGCGCAATCTTACGCTGTTGATCGACCTCATCTTTTGCTTGCTTTCTAGACACAGTAATGATAGCTCTTAGCGTACTGCGAATCTTCTTTTGCGTATCTTCACTGGGAGTTGATGTAAATGCAGTAGAGATGACATCTGCCGCTCCACCAAGCAACGATGGATCAGCACCCGCCGCCTTCAGTTCTTTCTGGCTCAGATCGCCAGCGCCCGCAATTGCTCGGGCAAACTGCACCTGGGCGGCACGATATGAAGCGAAGTTGCCTGTCGCCAAGGAATCGTTGATTGCGGTCAGCGCTTGATCAGCAGCGGTAATGGTCTTGAGTTGCGGCTCAATCGTGCGCTGTACAGACGCGCGGAATGCAGGGATGTCGGCCAGCTTATCAGCACCAGGCAGCGTAAACTTAGCTGCGCCTTTTTCGGCTTTTCTTCCTTGCTCTTCTTCAACCCGTTTATTGACGGCGGCGCGCTGCGCTTGAGTGAGTTGCGAGAAAGGCTTATCGTAGACCTCCAGCGAAACAGCTTCTCTGTCGGTGCCAAAACGCTCTGAAGTTGGGGTAGAGAGTTTAACAATCTTGTCCAGACGAGTCTTGATGCGAGGATCGCTATCAGAAACGCCATCAGCGCGGAATTGATCAATCTCGCGCTCAAGTTTAGCAATCTCAGTTGGTTTAAGTTGCTCGCGCAAGTCTTTGATTCGATCACCGAGTATTTCAGCTTCAGCTTTAGCGTCGGGAATTTCCGTAAGCGCCAAAAACTGTTTGCGCCTGTTTTCTAGCGCGGCGATCTGTTGGTTGATCGAAGCCCGCGTTGAAGCAGCAGCGGCAGGGGCAGCGGCAGGGGCAGCGGCAGGGGCAGCGGCAGGGGCAAATTGAAAGCCCAAACTTTGCTTGGCTTGTGCAAGCTGTGCTTTTTCACTCGCAGCGTCAAATTCTTTATCAACTGCCGCCCTCTGACTATCCGAAAGAGTGTAATAAATCGGGTTATTAAATTTTCGTTGCGAGATAGCATCTTTGCTTTCTTCACCAGTAAGTCTTCGTAAGTCGGGTCTCTTTGCAAGAAACGTCCTCGCGGCCTGCTCCTCAAGCATTTCCGCTTGTCTAAGACGGAGATCTGCTCTTGCGCTTTGTGGGTCCGTTGTGTCAGCACGCAAACGCGCCGCGTCCTCAAGTTTTATTTGAATTAAGTTTTGAATATCGTCGGGCAAACCTGCCAAACTTTGCTTATTGATTGAATATAAAGGCTGTGCTTCTGGCGCAGCAGCAGCCGCCGGTACAGCATCCGGTACAACAGCCGGTGCAGCAGCTTCTGCTGGCCTTGCGCCAGTCAATAAAGCAAAAGCCCTTTGTTGACGATCGATCTTATCGATTTCCGCTTGACTTTTTGCAGCTTGCGCCCGAGACGCGCCTGCCGCCGCCAGACTTTGAGTCGTCTGCGCCTGCTTGTACTCCAGATCGCGGGCGACGTTAGCCAACTGTAGCGCGCCGACCGTGTCCCCCACACGCGCTAACAGGCGTTGGCCTTCCATGATCGACGCGGGGTTGTTGTAATCAATCTGCCGTGCGATAGCATTCCTCTGGCTGATCAACTGCAACTGAGGGTCTTGAGCACCCAAGGCGCCGCCCAGAGCGCCAGCAAGGCCATAAGCACCACGACTGATGGCGTAGTTGGCTTGTTGAAAAGGCGTAAGCTGCGCGTATTGCAGCGCCCGCTCATCAGCCTGCGCCATTTGACGCTGCTGGTACATTTCCGGCGTGACGCCGAATAGAGATGCAACGATGTCTGTAGCCATGATTAGCCCTCAATACTATTTTTCACAATATCAAAGCTCAAAGATGCTGTTACTTATTGTTGGCACGCGCCCACCACCGCCATATCCGTACACATTTTCAGAGCCGTATTGACGGATGGCTTCTGTTGCATTTATATAAGGCTGTCGGTATGCCCCAATTACTCTACGCACATCGGGGTTCTCCGATGCGCCCACTAGAAAAGAGGCGAACGGGTTGTACGAATTGGCCAAAGCCATAGCGCGAGCCGACTCAAGTCCACCAGTAAGTAGCGCGTTTGACGCACTTGGACTCATGCCCTTAGCGCCAACATTGATTCCAAGTTCCAATGGTTGCTGACCGAGCGCCTCAAGCCCCTTCGCGCCGCCAAGATAAGCCTCGTAAGGCGCCAAAGCGCCTACCTGGCCTGAATAGCCACGGCCAATTAGACCCGCCCCAACGTCAAACAGACCAGCGCCAAATTTAGTCTGCTCCATGCCCGCTTGTTGAGCACGGGCAGCCAACTCAGCGTCTTGTTGAGCAATAGCGTTGTAGTACGCCTCCATCTCAGGCGACGCCGCCCCAAGGCCAGCCGCGCCGCTAGGACGCTCACCAGTGGCACCAACAGCAAGACCACCACGGCCTGTTTGAAAAAGACGATTTTGCAGTCCGGCAAACTGGCGCTCACGGCTGGGGGCCAGCAAGTCCTGCTGCCGAGCCATGTACTGCTGCGCGGCCTGCTCGGGCGATTGAGCAAGATACTGCTGGCCCAAACCAAACAAATTTTGCCCCGCGCCGAACAAGGGCTGGAACATCTCTTGACCAGCTTCAGCTTGCGTCAGCCCCATGCCTGTTAAGGCCATCAGACGATCCTGATAAGCCTTTAACTCCGGGGACAATTCATATCCTGCGCCTGTAACGCGGCCTTCAGGACTGGTAGTGAACTGCGACGACCCAAAGCGCGTTGTAACGCCTACTGGCCGAAACCGCGCCTCTTCAGCAGCAATACGCGCCGCATCAATCGTAGCGCGGGATTGTGCTTCAGCAGCGCGGCGAGCAGAACTGCCACCCATCAGACCACCAAGCAACGACGCGCCGCCCCCAATAAGTGCTGCGGTTATAGGCATATCAAACCCCCATCAAAACATTATCCACTTTCGACGGGTCTTTCTCGTCGGTAGCGTGGATACAAAACCAAACACAATCGTCTATGGCCTTGACGCCGTGCGTCAGGCCAGCCTTAATCTCTATGCACGCCGGGGCGCTGATGATCTCGATATCTTCTCCCATCAGCACCGCCACCTTACCCTTGGCCAAAATCGACAGGTGGCTGAAGTCGTGCGTATGCTTCAGGATGGCTACGCCAGCAGGGACTTTCATCTCCTTGGCATACAGACCATCGCTAAAGTGATGGGTGATCATGTTTTACCTTCTGCAAAAACATTTACAAACACAGTGCCATCCTCCAGCGCTTCAATTTCATGCCATTCGTTTGCCACCAGATTAACTGGCTGCGTGTCTTTGGTCATGACCAATTCACGGTTTTCTTTGCGAACAATACACGATCCCGCAGCGCACATAGTCAAATGAGAATAATTATGTTCGTGTTTAGGTAAACCTTCCCCTGAATTTGCGTGATACACGTTCAGCACAGTGCCGTCTTGCGTCACAGAAAACTTGGGGATTAATTGGATCACAGCGTTTGCGCTCCGTTTACGGTTGCATCAGGTCTTGGTGCTGGGGGTGGAACCAATATGATTTGTTGTGTTTGTTTGTTGTAATACCATTGATCGGCTACAACATCATCGGCACAGTCCACCCAAAACAAAGGTGGCGCAATTGGAAAATCTACATCACAAACTTCAGCAACCCGAGCAGCGTCTGAAATAACAGAATAGATTGGCTGATACGGTTTTACGTCAGTCCAACCAGAGATATAACTAACAATTTCGTTTGGGGAAATCAATGCTTGTTTCATTGCCATTCCTTTTAATATTGAATAATAATTATTCCACTTGTTCCCGCCCCGCCGTTAAATGTGCCCCCATTAGAAAAAGCACCACTACCTCCAGCACCATAACCCGACCCAGCAGCACCGGCAGCATTAGTGTTTGTACTTACACCGGCAACGCTATACATAATTGCTTGACCCGCATTTGTGGTGTTACCAACAAAATCTCGCGGAGATGTTCTATACCCGGGTAAATTTATATTTCCACTTGATCCTGTTCCGTTTGCGCCACCCGTCCCACTCGCGCCGGCACCGCCCGTGCCACCAGCGCCGCCAGTAGCACTAGCATGAACACCAAATGAGGATGTCCCGCCAGTCCCACCGTTACCACTTGGGCCAGTACCAGCAGTGCCCCCTGCGCCAACAGTAGCCGTTACTGTAGAACCGGGAGTTAAACCAGTAACCCATCTTTGTGAAAAACCACCACCACCTCCGCCACCACCATTACCAGTGGTACAACTAACAGTCCCCGCGCCACCACCACCTCCACCGCCGCCAATGACAATAACATTAACCGCAGTAACACCTGTTGGAACGGTAAATGTGTTTGTTCCTGATGTGTAAATTGTCGATCTCGCACCAATATACGCAGTACTTTGAGCAGTACTGTCGTTGTAGGTAATATTTGTCCCTGCTACTGTTGTTGGCATGATTGCTCCTTTTAAGGTGTGCCGCCAGCGACCACATCGCTGAGTGCAGTAAATACGCCAGCGGAAGTCATTGATGCAATGGTTGTCCCGCCATATTTAAAAATCAATTTACCGCCAATTTCCTCAACGGTAAAATTAGTTGTTGCCAACTTGGTTGCGTTTGTGGCGTTTGTGGCGTTTGTGGCGTTTGTGGCGTTTGTGGCGTTTGTTGCGTTTGTTGCACTTGTGGCCACACCAGTTAAATTTCCAACAAAAGTCCCCGTTACAGTACCCGTAAACGTAGGCGACGCAAGGTCGGCCTTGGTCGCCACCGCAATAGCAATGTTGGCGAACTCGGTGTTGATCTCCGTGCCCTTGACGATCTTGAGCGGATCGCCAGATGGCAGCGCGTCTTTGGTGGCGAAATTAGTGCTCTGAACGTAGTTGCTCATGTCATCTTCCCATCTTTCGATTGGATCTCAATACGTTGAATCGACAGCGCCGCGCCGTTGATGTTGGACTCATATCCAGTCTGGACGATTTTACCGCTGCCGCTGGCCGAAACAGAAAGCGTTTGCAATGCAACGCCGTCAGAATATTCGGCAATGTTGTACTCAGCTATGCCATACTCATATACGCCCTGAGTAGGGATTAGCGCGTTGTCCGACTGATAGTTGGTGCTGAAGTCAAAGCCCCACTTCATCGTGACGTACTGGTTCGTGCCGCCGATGACGACCACCTTCAAGCGCTTGAGGATGGAAATGACATTGGCATTGCCCAGGTCGGCATGGTTCGTGTAGTACATGAACCGATACGCCGTCGTGTGGTCTTGATAGGTGCCGTACTTGCCGATGTAGCCATTCTTGCCAATGAGTACGTCGCCGTTACGCCGAGACAACAACGCTGTCGGTTCGATGGAGTCCCACTTGGTGACGCGAAACGCGCCGTCTTGCAACTGGCCGCGTGTGTCAAAACAGTAAACTTCTTTAGTGGTTGGAAGCGTCAGAAGGTAAAAGGCTTCTTTCTCAGAGTACACAGACTTAATGTTGGCTGGCGTCTCGCTGTTAACAACATCCATCAAATCGTTCCGCACGTTTTTAGATAAGTCACCAAGCGGGGCTGACTTTTCAACAATCGTCCGAGCAAACGACCTGACGCCAGAGTTCGACAGGAACAGCACATCCTTGCCCGTGGTCTGAATTGAATCACGCGCCAGACAGCCAATGCCACCCACCGTGTCACTCAACTGCATTGTCGATGGCGTAGTGGCGTCCTGATAAACAAGAATCTGGCGTTTGCCAAAGATGATCAAGAAACCATTGTGAGCGGCCAGACCTTGAATTTCGTCTGGGCCGTTGGGCCAAACGCGGTCTACATTGAGCGATCCGGCAGTGCCTGTAGACCAGACATGACCGGCCAGTAGATCAGAGAAGTAAACCGTATTCTTGACTGTTGAAGTGCTGGCCGTCCATAGCCGACCAAAGGCCGACAGCGCAATGTTGGCGCTTGGCACCGTAGCTACATAGCCGGTCTTCTCACTGACGCGGCGATACGTCGTGGTGCTGACAGCCGGGTCATAGATCAGCGGATCGTGCCCGGTTTGAAAAAAGTAGGTGATGCCGTTGAGCGAGGCGCACGACCAGTTGTTGGCCGAAATCGTTGGGGCGCTACCCCCACCCCCGTAGGTCAATTCCACCACGGCGTTTGAGCCGTCGAGCTTAAAGAGCTTATTGTTGCCAGCGAACAGAATTGTCAGCGTGCCGTCAGACTGCACCAGTTCATGGATGACGCCGACGTTGTTGGCCCCAAGATTGCCAGACGAAGCGTTGACCCGCGACCAGCCCTTACGCGCCCCGATGCGGCCATATTGATCAATTACGCTGTTCGTCGCCACCAGAGCAAAGCCAGCCGCTAGATCAAGCGGCGAGTCTTGCGTATTCAACCCAGTAAAGCCAGGAGCTGATATTGCGTAAGTTTGTAGTATTTGGCTCATTGCGATTCCAAGTACTTTATAGCCTTAGATAAAATTTCAGAAGAATCTTTGAATTTCCCTAAAGCTGTATTGCAATGATGACACAGTAAACCGCGAACTTTTTTTGTTGAATGACAATGATCTACAAAAAGTAATCCCTTAAATGCAGCCGCCTCGTCACAGGAGCAAATGGCGCACTTATGATTTTGATTTATCAGTAGGGCGTTGTATGCATCTAATGATAAATTATATTGTGATTTAAGCCAGTATTTCCTGTTTTGAAGCAGCCAGTCAGCATTGGACATACTGGTTTTTTTTGCCAAAAGTTTTTGTTTTTTGCACTTCTTGCAGATCCATGCATATCCGCGAAATTTGCCAGTTGCCTTTGGAAAATCTGTGCATGGCTTAGACAACTTGCATTGCGAACAAGACAGCAAAGCCGTATGCAATAGCTTGACCGCTCCTTCATCTGGCGCTGAAATGCTGGCAGTCTGAAGAACTTGGCTCATATCGCAACGAACTCCTGGTTCTCTGGATACCGAGTGCCTTCAAGCGCAATATAGTCGGACAGCATCGACCGATACAACTGATATGCCTCAGATGAGGCCAACCCGCCGTCCTCGCCGCGCTCAACCAACGCCCGCGCATAGGCATTTTGCGCCACCAACACATCAGGCACAAGCACCGACGTGCTATCAGAAGTTAGCGTGGCTTGGGGCACGGTCAGAGAAAAAGCGAGCGAGTACACGTTATCGGGCCGTGCGTAGAGCACGACTTTGGTATCGCCGTTGCCGTCCACACCATCAAAGCTGTAATACTCGGGGATACCGCTAATGGCGGGTACAAAATTCTGAAAGCGGTTCATCTCCACAAAACTGATGTTCCGCAGACCGACGTTAGAGGTGATGTTGATCGCGTCCATGACTTGGAACTTTTGTCCTGCGCCCGTCATAGAGTAGACGTAGGTGCCCGCCACCGTAGGGATTGTCACAGTCTGGCCCAGCACGTTCCAGCCGTAGGCGTCCTCAACCTGCCGTTTGGCGTCGTTAACGAACTTGCCGATTAGCGTCGAGTAGGTTGTCTGGTTGCTGGTCGCTACGGTCGTTTCTCGCAGTCGGATCAGCACGTCATTGATGAGTTCTAGGTAGGTCATTGCCGTGTCAATCCTATTTCTTCAAAGGTGGCGATAAAACTGAATGTGCTACCAGACTCAGTAGTGATCTTGATTGAATCGCCTTCTTCTAACACGATGTAAGCATTGCCATCAAATTGCAAATACTGTTTTGCAGTGAAGTTATATTGCGTCAAGATGTCGTAAGTTGTACTTGCGCTAGAGTCAGCCCACTGCACTGTGATGTGTTTGGTTGAGCCGCCCGTGTTATGGATGTACATCACGGTGAACTTCGCGTAGTACCCAGTCGGCACCGTATAGACCGTGGTAAGTACCGTAGCCGTTGGATTTACGCCGACCGAAAGAGGTCTCATTTCTTGTTCCTTGCCGAGATCGCTTTGGCTTTCGCTTTTGCATCCGCTTTGGACGATGCGCCCCAGGCTCGGAGGGATAACAGAAGGCGAGTCGGTTCGCCATTCTTGTACTCAGGCCCGGGCATATTGCCCATACGCGCTAGAAAGGAGGCCCGTCTAGGGTTGTCGCCTGATTTGACAGGAGGTTTTAGATTCCCGCCAGTTGACTCATTATAGGACTTTCGCCCCTTTGCGTTAAGCCCGCCAGCAGGATTTTTACCCTCTTTGCGAGTCCAAGCGGGGCTTTTCATTTCTTCCTCGCTGCTCTCATGTTGTCTATGAGATTGGGATAAGGGCGACCAGCAGCCTTAGCCATCTTCTTGGCAGCAGCCTTCTTAGCTGGCGTCAAAGGCTTAGAAGCTCCCAGCGACTTAGGACGCTTCTTTTCCCAAACCTCTTTCACTTCTTTTTCCGGGCTTTGCCGGCCTCAGATAGTGCAATCGCAACTGCCTGTTTAGGACTCTTTACGACAGGGCCACCTTTACCGGAGTGCAAAGTACCAGACTTGTATTCACGCATGACCTTGCTGATCTTCTTTTCGGCTTTAGTCTTTTTCATTTGCCTCTCCCCATCTTCTTCATCATCTTAGGAGCTTTGGGCATAGGCTTAGGCTTACCAACGGCAACCATGATTGCCACAGGCACACCCATCTTCTTGGAAGGCTTTTTAGCACTAGCCATCTTTGGCGCTTTTCCGTACATGATCAATCCTTAGTGATGGGCCCACCAGATTTCCAAGCATCACAAGTACGGGCCGCTGCACAAGTGAATTGGAACAAGTCACAGTATCCAAGGTTTGCTGCCGCTACGAATTCCTCGTCGTATGACAGT